CGATTACTTTTTTTACAGACTCTTGTACAGTTTGATTCTGAACAGCTGGCCTTGGTGCCGATTCAGTTCTTGCTGCTTTTTGAGGCGCTGCCGCTTGGTTTCCTTTGTTCTTACATCCGCAACCCATGTTAATTGTTTTTATAAGGTTTATTTGACAATAAATATCTTCAAACATTCATATTTGTAAAGTTTTGTGTATTTATTATTGTATGAAAAAGGTTTTAAAACTTACGGAATCAAATTTAATTAATTTGATTAAAAATATTATAAAAGAACAAGGTGAAGAAGAAGTTATAATTTCACCAGAAGAATATTATACCCTATTAAAAAATGTTTATTATCAAGCACACGCAATACCAAAACTAAGACCATTTAGAGGAAAAAAACTTGTTATTGACGGTAGTTTAAATTTCAAACCTTTCAAAGATGAAATACACCTTACTGATTTAGGAAATATTAAAGTTAATGGAAGTGTTGATATTAGTTATACAGAAATTAAATCATTAGATGATGTTGAAGCAACTGGAACTAAAAGATATTGGCAAACACCTTATGAAAGAGTTATTCAGGCAAGAAAACAAAAAGAAAAACGAGATGTACAAGATAGTAAAAAAGAAGATAATGATTGGGATTTAAATAATACCGATGAAGAAGGAGAAAAAGCAAATGCGGCTTTTCTATATGCGATTGGAAGAGGTGAATTAAGAGAATTAGATGATGACCAAAAAGAAGAATTACAGAATCTTAAAACAAGGCTATCTGATTTAGAACAACAAATGGAAGATGAAGAAGATGAAGAAAGATATGATGAATTAACCGATGAATTTAATGAGGTACAAGAAGAAATTGATAATTTAAGTGGTGATGATGTTGTTGATGTTTATGACTTTTATCCATCTGGATCTCACTATGACATGTCTTCTTTTGAATCTTTATCAACTGGATATGATTATGCTGTTGGGACAATATCTGAAGCTGATGAGTCGCTTGAAAGTTATTATGAAGAAATGCTAGATAACCCAAAAGAATATTTTAGTAACGGACATTTATCTAACTATATTGACGCTGAAAAAGTTAAAGATTATTTTGAAGATGTTGTTGAAGATTGGGTTAGAGAATCTCCAGACTCTTATGACGTTGAAAACCAATTAAGTGATGACCAAGAAGAAGAAATTTGGTTACTTGAAATGGAAAAGTGGGTTTATGAAAATGAAGAAGTTCGTGCACCAATTTCAGGCCCAACAAAAGAAGAAGGAAATGTTTTTGATTTTCTGGATGAAGAAGAAAATAGATTCCAATATAAAAAAGAAGCAAGTGGTTGGATTTTATATAAAGAAGGTGCCGTTGTTTCACCTCATCAGATATATGATGATGAAAACACAGATGAACACCAAGAAGCTAGAGATGAAAGAATATCTGATATTGAATATGAAATACAAGAAATAAAAGATAATCCAGACGGTGACCCAAGTGATGAAGACATCCAAGATGCTGTTGAAGATTATTTGGATAATATAGAAAGAAACCCATTAAGTTTTTTAGAAAACATGGGTTATACAGATTTTTCAGATTTTTTAAATATTGATGAAATTAAAGATGATTTAAAAAATCAAGCTCACTATGGTGAAACTCTTAATGGGTATGATGGTCAATACGAAGAAATAACAATCAACGGTACTGATTATATTGTTATGAGGACTAATTAATATTTACAGGTTATATTAAATGACTATTATTATGTCAAATGGCAAGAAAAAAGAAAATAGAATTTTTAATGAACACCGACTGGATGTTCGAAAAACCAATTGACAGAGAACACAAAGAATACAAACTTTTATCGTACTTCCAAAAAATGGGTGAAAAATTGGATAAAATGGAATTATATCCAGGTTTCATTGAATTATCGTTACACTTAGCAAATGTTCAGACATTAATTAAAGATAAGAAACTTTTATATACAAATAAGAAATTTACATCTGTAGATGATGAACTACTTGTTAAGGATTTAAAAATTAAAGATGTTCCTGAAATGTCCCACGATGAATATGAAGAATTTATAAAGATTCTATCTTATTCGGCACCAAGAATCTATGAATACTTTGGTATGGCAAAATCGGTTTGGGAATTGGTTTATGATAGTATCCACCTTAAAGTAAAAAAGAACACCAAAAATATTTTAGAAAATAAAGGATATTTTTATTTTATAGTTAGTGATATTATGAACATTTGGGAATATGAAAAAAAACCATCAGCAAAAGGTTCACCAGAAAGCAAGGTTGTTACAAATCTTATTTACTCCGAAGAAAAAAAGAATTTGACTATTCCAAAGATTATCGATAGTTTTAGTCAATGGACAACAGAAGATAAGAAGAGACTTCCAGTAATTGAAATGATAAGTAGGGGTGATTTTCCAATAGATCAAACACTACTACCTATGTTTAAAAGAAAGTTGATTGCTTATGTTGGGCAGAAACAAATTATTGAAAATTATAAAAAATAAAAAGAAGAACAAAAAATTTAATTATGGAAACAATTTCAGTAGAAACAATTAAGGAGTTTATTAAAGAATCTCCAAACGACATGGATTTAGGAAGAAAAATCAGAAGTTCTATAAACAAAATCCAAACAGAAGATAAAAAAGAAAAGGTTAAAAAATAATGGAATTATTAGAAGGAATGAGAAATGACTGTCAAGAAGGAAACATTAGTTGGTTTTCAGAAAGACAGAAAACATTGAGTGATTTAATTGGAAACTATAAACCACAGTCATTAATCCAAATAGGATTTAATATGGGTCATTCAGCATTACTTATTTGTGATGTTATAGCCGCAATGAAAAACGCTGGACAATATCCAAATGAACCAGTTACAATTAATGTTTTTGATTTGTGTGAACACGAATGTACAGTACCTAATTTTGAGATACTTGCAGAAGAAGCAAAAAAACACGAGATATATCTTAATTTAATTCCTGGTTCTTCTTTAGAAACAGTACCTAGATTTATGCAATCAAATGAATTATTGTTTGATTTTATTGAGATAGATGGTTGCCATACTTTTGATTGTTTAGTACAAGATGCGCAAAATACATTACCAAGATTAAAACCAGGTGGTGTTGTTTACATTGACGATTATAAATCTTCAAATGTTAATATTCCAGATGTTGATAATGGTGTTGATTCTTTAGATTGGAATAATTTTCAATCATTTTACATTGATGGTGCGTTCTGGGCAGAAAAAAAACAACCAAACATTTATACACTGGAAGATATTTTAAGACCATATGAAGTTGTTGACCACCCTTTACATTATGGTGGTGAAGAAAACCCGTATGAAGCTATTAAAGTTATTGATGCTTGGCAATTAGGTTTTGCTTTAGGTAACACCGTGAAATACATTTCAAGGGCTGGTAGAAAAGACCCAAGTAAAGAGCTTGAAGATTTGAAAAAAGCTATGTGGTATTTACAACACCATATCAGTAAGTTAGAAAATTAAGATTCAATATATACTGTATCACCTTCTTTTATATCATACTTATCACAATCACCACCAGCGATTTCTAAAATTAAATCACCTTCACCAGGGTAATTAGAACATTTCTCATCCCTACAAGGTGGACAGTTTTTATGAATTGTAGAAACTTTCATATCTTTAATAAAAATTATATCCAATGAAATTTCACAGTTTTTCATCCAGAAAGAATGCTGACCTGACTCCATAACAAATAACATTCCATTGAACTTATTGTTAAATTTTTTACCCATCATACCTTCTTGTATATCTTTTTCTGTTAAAACTGTGATTACATTAAAGAGATTATTATTTATTTTTACTTCATTCATATTTATAAATATAGTATTATGAAAGAATTTAAAAGATATTCAGGGGTTATTTTAAAACATAAAGATGAGGTTTTACTTTGTAAAAGATCTCCTGACGAATCATTACCAAACCAATGGTCAATACCATCTGGGCATATTGAAGGGAAAGAATCACCAATGGATGCAGCAACTAGAGAGTTCAAAGAGGAAACAGATATCAAACTACCAAGTAAATTAGATTTGATTGGTTTTATAAACAAATATCAAAAAGATGGTGTTACAAAAAAAGGTATGATGTATGTGTTTTTTTATGAATCAAAAAAAGAATTAACACCAAATCTTGAAAAAGCTAAAGATGGTCACGAACATACAAAATGCCAGTACTTCTCTAAAAAAAATATAGATATCACTAAAGAAAACGACCAATTATTAAAATTAATTCAAAAAGTATTAAAATAATTTGACTTTTTAATAAAAGTAATATATTTATAATTTATAAAAAACCTAATCCGCCTTCTTCTTAAAAAATAATGGTTTAGTTTTAAAACCCACAAAGTTTGTAAAAAAATACTTGTGGGTTTTTTGTTTATATTAGAATTTATTTATATATTTGTACTATGAATAAACAAGGATACAACATTAGAATTACTCACGAAAAAATGGGCGAACTAGTAAATGAAACTTTTATGGACCATATACAATTTAAATTGTTTTTAAAAATGGTTCACGGTTGTATTGAATTAAATAATAATTTATCATTTTTTGATGGTGATACTTTTTTAGTTCATATTCCGTCTAAAGTATTAAATGAGTCTGTTGTGATTACATCTGTTAGAGAAATTACAATTACAGAACAAGTTAAAAGTAAAATTGAAGCATTAGTAACAAAGTAGTATGAAGTACATTATAATATTATTATCGTTTTTTAGTTTAATTTCTTGTGTAAAACAGGAAATTGGACCACCAAATCCACCACAACCAATCGTGACTGATTCAACACAGATTGATAGTGCATACAACTTAGTAGGACAAATCTGGGTTATTAATCAATACAGAGTTGGTGAGTTTGGAAATTTAATCCCTTTAAGTGATACTATTGAATTTGTTGATTTAAACACATATACTTATAATGGAATAGAAGGACCATACTCTTTTTACTCAACAGCCTCAACGTTTAACCTAACATTAAATTTTACACCATTTGGTAATTTAAGTGGGACAATATATCAAGGCAATTTAACTATGGGTGTTATGAATGGATTAAAATTTACAGATATAACAATTGGATCTGGTAATGGTACCAACTATTATTTCTGGATGACAAGACAATGATTTTTCCTTGTTTAGTAAAACAAGGTGGTGGATAGTTGACATTCAATGTCGACCCAATTTTGAAGGGGGCTTATGCCTCCTTTAAATTTTCTAAGAAATCTTTAACTTTTACTTTTCCTCTAAGTAAGTTTGTTTTTGATGTACTATCGGAAATACCTAATTTTTTTGCAATTTCGTGGTGTTTCATTCCATCAAAATAATACATTCTGAAAACTTTTTGAAATTGTGGTGATAATTTATTTATCGCATCTTGAATATCTTTTTCACTATATCTACCCATAAATGAATCATCATATTCTTCTTCTTTTGCATCATATCTATCAAAATCAAAATCTTGAATTTTTGAACCTTTTTCTTTTCTTAATTCATCAAGAATATTGTTTCTTACAATCATAGAAACCCAACCACTTAGATTATCACCTCTAAACTGACTTAGTTTATTATATGCTTTTATAAAACCATCCTGACAAAAATCTTGTGCTTTTTCACCATCACCTTTTGCATATTTTAAACAAACAGATTTATATATTTTTGGAAAAAGTTCACGATAAACCTTATCAAAATCAACATCTTCAGTTAATATCTTATAAAGTTTGGATTCGTTTAATTTCATTTCAGAATCTTTTTTAATACCATTAATAAATGTTCTCATTGCGTTGGCAAAGTTTTTTACTATTGGTATTTTAGAAAGTAACATTTTATCTATTTTGTCTAGTACTTTACCAATCCATTTGTTAAGTGTTCTTACTAACCAACCAAGTATTTTTGTTTCAGATGCTCCAGCAACAATTTTACTACCTAAAACAAAAGGTTTTGTTGCCCAATCAACACCAGGTATTGCAGAAACTAAAGTTAAAAGAGCAAAAGTATTTTTTCCTTGAGACCAGTATGAAATGGCGTTTCCAATATCAACAAGACCTGTTGGGTCAAAAATACCAACAATGTCAGCCAGAGTATTTAACCAACCCTCACTTAAAGGTTCAAGGTTTTTACCGGCAACTTGATTAACAATTAAATTAACTCCAGGATTATTATAAGAATTTAACCTTTTATATTGTGATTCAGAAAGTATAATTTTCATAATGATAAATATTTGTAAATTCAAAAAAAGTTTCATATATTTGTATTATGGAAAAAATATTATATCTAATCAGAGGCGTTAGCGGAGCAGGAAAATCAACATTTGCAAAAAAAATTGTTGGGTATGACTTTTTAGTTTGTGAGGCGGATAAATATTTTATCAATAAAGAAACGGGTGAATATAAATTTGACGCTTCTAAAATTAAAGATGCTCATAAATTTTGTCAAGATACAGTAGAAACTTATATGAAAGATTCATTAGTAAATGATCAGTTTTATAGAGAGATTGCGGTATCAAACACCTTTACACAAGAGTGGGAGATGGACCAATATTTTAAATTAGCAAAAGAGTATGGATATACTGTATTCTCAATTGTGGTGGAAAATAGACACGGAGGAACAAACGTACACAATGTTCCAGAAGATAAAATAGAACAAATGAAAAATCGTTTTGAAATAAAGTTATGAGTAGATTAGACAGATTAAAAGAACAACATCCTGATCTGAATATATCATTAATTGATATTATTTCTTATTTGGACCCAACGGATTCGTACAAATATACAGAATTTTTAATTAAAAATTTTAAAAGAGATAGTGACTATTATAGTCCCAATAAAGAAGAATTTATGGGATATATGGGTGTATTCCTATTTGGTTCTGGCGAGATTGAAACTCTAAATGAATTTGAAAGACATTGTAACGCAAATCGTATTAAAAATAAAGACATAAGTACTTATAATGCATTTCAAGAGTTAAGTAATGAAGTCTTGGTTGCAGAAGAAAAAGAAAAAAGAAAACAACTTGAAAAAGAGATACTAAAGATTTATGAGGATGATACCTGGTTTATTTTAACACCATTAAGTCTTGAAGCGTCTAAAGTGTATGGTGCAAATACAAAGTGGTGTGTGACACAGGAAAAGTATTGGAATCAATATTTAATAACACATAAGTTGATTTATGTTTTAAATAAAAAAACGGATATAAAAATTGCCTTCTCAAGAGATTTTTCAAAAGAAAAGTTCCAGGCTTGGGACCAATTAGATAAAGAAGTTGATCCATTGTTTATTAACTTTATTCCGGATGAATTGTTTTTAAAAATTAGAAAAGAATTACAAGAAAATAAAACAACCGGTGATTTAATTGGTTGGGGTGATGATGTATCAACAATTAGAAGAAGAATATCTGAAACTCCGGATGATATTGTATCACGAAGAGGTGAAGGGGTGTATTTGTGGGACGTGGATGGAACTAATGGGGACATTATTTCCATAAATAATGACTCAAGACGAACTCGTTTTTCAGAAGATAGTATTAATAGAATAAGGAGATTAATGGGAACTCAGAATAACCAAACAATTAGTAGTGAACCAAATGTAAATTATACCTCAAACTTTGGAGACTATGTAAGACAATTTATGGGTGGTAGTGAAACTTATTTAGATGATTTACCTTAAAAAATAAAAATTATGAACTTTAAAAAAATATTAACAACAGGAAAAGTTTTTATAACAAGTGATACACACTACGGACACAAAAACATTTGTCGTGGTGTGACAAACTGGAGAACAAAAGATGGTGAAATACCTATTGATTCTGTTAGGGATTTTGAAACCATAGACCAAATGAATGAAAGACTTATTTATGGTATAAATCACTATGTCGGTCAAGACGACACACTAATAATGTTGGGTGATGTTTCATTTGGGGGATTTGGAAATATCGGATTATTTCTAGATAGGCTGATCTGTAAAAACATTCATCTAATCCTTGGTAACCACGATCATCATATTGAAAACAATAGAGGTGATATCCAAAGTAGATTTTTGAGTGTTCAACATTACCTAGAAGTCAAAATAAATGATGTAAATTTTGTTTTATGTCATTACCCATTACAAAGTTGGCATGGTCTAAACAAAGGTGTAATCCATTTACATGGGCATGTGCACCTTGGACGAGAAGCCAAATTTGGTAATGGTAAAAGAATGGATGTTGGTGTTGATGGAAACGGATTAAACCCATATAGTATTGATGAAATAATAAAAATTATGGACAAAAGACCAGTTGGGTCTGATATGTCTGGAGATCACCACCTGGATGATTTAGTTGGTGTTGTGGGTTAAATCACAAAACCATTATATTTATTATTATGAAAATCATTATAACTGAAAATCAACTAAGACTTATCAAAGAAGCCGCTGGTGTTCCGGAAAATATACTAAACGAAGCCAGAGTATTATATAATATCGTTAAAGATAAATTAAAAGAAATAAACTCAACCGATAAAGAAGAATATTTGTTTGAGAATATTAAAATTGATTTAACTGTTTCTGATGTAAATTTTAAAAATTTAAATTTAATTGTTAAAGTTGATGAATTAGAAAATTATGATGGTGTTGAACCTGTAATTGCCGCAATGGGTGTTGGAAATGAATTTGATTTTGATGAAGGTATAATGATGCAATTAAACAAGGAAACATCAACAATAGATTTACATATCCAATTTATAGTTCCTGAAGGTTGGGAAACAAGTGATTTATATATGGTTTTTATAGAACAAAAAATACATAATACTTCTATAATAGCCCACGAATTAATGCACAGATTTAGAAGAAATAAAAAATCAAAAGGTTTGGCCGGCAATACAGCTGATTATCAGACATACGCATCTGGAAGGTTAAATTTTGGAATACCAGTTATAAATGAATTTATGAGATATAGTTATTTTATTCAGAACGAAGAAAATGTTGTTAGACCAACAGAGATTGCATCAAGAATGATACAAAACGGAATAACAAAAGAAAAATTTTATGAATTTTTGATGGAAGACGAAGTTATTAAAGAATTAAAAAGAATACAAAACTTTTCATTTGAATACTTGATTCAAGGTTTATATGATCAAATGGATAAAGTATTTGAATTACTTAAACATGCTGGAGAAAAACCAAAAAAAAACTCACCTGAAGAAAATATAAAAATAGTTTTAGAGTTAGTTTATATTAATTTATCGGGCCTTAAAGTTGGGTTTTTTGAAAATATGGTATTATCACACGAAGAACAAATGTTTTCAAAAATGGGTCCTTTATCACAACTTTTTGGTGGAAAAGAACCAACAGAAGATAAATCAAAAGTTCTTAAAAAATATAAAAATCACGTTACAAAATACGCTGATAGAGAAATGGACTTCTTCAAAGACGAATGCGAAAGATTTAATTATGTTGCAACAAACCTTATTAAAAAAATATCAAAAATATATTCCTTGATTCCAGATGAAAAGGAACAAACAAACGAATCAATATTAAATTGGGATTTACACCAGAAACTTATGGAAAAGAAGTATGGTAAAAGACCAATTCAAACTTCCTACAATTTCAAAAAATAGTTTGTAAAATCAAAAAAGATTTATTACCTTTGTTCTATGTGGACAACTAAAGAAACTAAAAGAGAATATCGTGGGGTAACAATCTGGAAGTTTGAAGGATCAAAAGTTAAAGACTCCTTCAGACGTAAAGATCCACGCACATTCCAAAAAGACGATAGTAGATTTACCAAATGGCATTCTTATCAGGTTGAGCTATTTGGTATTAAATACGAATCAGAATTGTTAAGAGACGTAAAAAAGTATATTGATTCAATCTTTGATAAAATATGAAAAAACCCTGTAAAGAATGTCCCCACCTTATTCGTAATCGTCATAATGATATGATTGTGGAGTTCGGTAAAAGAACTGGAAAGAAACACAACTGTCATATGACGGAAGGAAAAAAAGATTTGTGGAATGTTAAAAATATAAAATTAGAATGTTATGGATCAAAAAAACAAAAAGTTCAGATTACCGAGAAAGCTTAAAAAGAAATTAAAAAACAATCTTTTCAGCTATCCAAAAAGTGATAGAAACACTTATTTAATTGCTTGGCCATATAAATATGAAGAAGATTACATGGATTATAAAAAAGGATTGTTAAGAATTATATGATAATAATTTAAAAAAAAATAAAAGATGAAAACAAGACGAGATAAGGAATACTTTACATTAAGTCCAGAGATAAGAATTGAGTTTCTAAAACATATAGATGATAACAACCTAAACAAATCAAAGTTGATAGAAACTCTTATAGAAGAATATATGAAAAAAGTTATTAAAAAATAAAAAAGTTTCCTTATCTTTGTGTTCTTAAAAAATTATTAAAAATGTGCGGTGGGTTTTTTCTAAAATTTTCTAACACGGAAGTTAATTCGGAGAACAGAATCACACTTACACATAACGGTTGCAAGTAAACCATCGTTTTAATGTGGTTTACTTGCTGTTATAACCAGTACGGATAAATTAGAACCGAACTTTATACTAAGAACGAATAAAAACTTTTTAAAAATTGAATAATGGAAAT